GCTAGTCAGAGAGCCAATCAGACCGATCCCAACAAGCATAAGTACAGTTGCTATGATTCTTCCGGGAATTGTTGATGGCGAAATATCTCCATATCCAACAGTTGTCGCTGTAACAAAACTCCACCAAAAGCCATCTGAAAAGCTCATTCCTTCCGCATAATGGATGGATATTCCACCGATTGCAATACAGATCAGCGTTGCTCCGACCATATACTTAAATCCATTCAAGTCAAAGAAGAACTTTATATGTTTGTAGAGCCTTGCAAATCGCGCAGATGCTTTTGCCAGTTTTAACAGTTTCAGCATCTTGAAAATTTTGAATACCCTGAACACCTTGAACAAAGAGTTAAACGGAATAATTGCAATTAGATCCAGTATGTTATTCCGGAAGAACTCTTTTTTATTTTTAGCAATCAGTAATCGTAACGCATAGTCTGCGATAAATATTGCATTGATCACAAAGTCAATGTCGCGTTGAACTGCGGAACATCCAGTTGTCATGTCACAGATTGCAAAGTAGACAGCTACGATTGCAAGCCCACTGAAAAGGAGATCATACAGAACTGAAAGTCGTTCTTTATGTTTCATAAAATAAATTCTCCTGATTTTAATTGATATAATAAGTATCCCATCTCTGCACAAGAACAAATGTTCGGCAAAACCATTGATTTCTAAATTCAAATGTCGTATGATGAAATCAAGGAATTTCGAAGAGTGTTCTTGCTGGGAACGGAGGGACTACATAATGAGCAATGTATCTAAACAACTTATCATAGGAATGGTGAAGAAAATTGACGATTCAGATGAAAAATTTCTTCGCCAGCTCTACACCATCTTAAAAAGACATTTAGAAAGAAGGAAGCATTAGCTTCCTTTTTTTATGTTCTCTCGCAATTTGGCACTGAAATCACGGATTACTTCCTTTGATTTAGGAGACAATTCATGATATGTGTGCATGATTTCCTTAATCAACTTATATAAATCGTTATCACTGTCTTCAAGCAATTCAGATACATAAGCAGCTTCTTCATCTTCTTCAGGAAGTTCTAAGAACATATCACCAGCTCCAGATCGGAGCCATTCCTCATTAACATTGAATGTTTTGCATATAAGAGCTATTGCGGAATCACTTGGAATGCTACGTCCCATTTCATAAGTGGCTACAGTATTACGTTTAACCTTTATTGATTCTGCGAACTCTTGTTGTGTCAGCTTTAGAACTTTTCGAAGTTCTTTAATACGTTCGTTCATTTTGCACCTCCCTTCGCTATGAACATATTATAACACACAGTGCCTGAATGCACAATAGAAAATGTTGAAATAATCAACAAAACAATACTTGACAAAAGTTTTATGTCGACATATAATTGTTTTACAATCAACACGAAAGAGGTGAACAACATGAGTGAAGAACAGAAAAGATTAATTGAAGAAACTGTAGAGAACCTAAAGCATTTAGACAAAGAAAGCCTCCTGGTAGTAAAAGGAAGCGTAGAAGTGCTCAAGGCAAGAGACGCAATGGAGAAAGATGGTCCAGAGAAGAAAGTGGGGTGAGAAGAGATGAGAAAAGATAGAAAGAAAAAGAAACCGTCAAAAATAACGGTTTCAGATGTAGCAATGGTCGTTTCAATATTAGCACTATTATTCCAATTCTTTTGTCATGTCATACTCCCAAGAGTGATTTGACAAAAGCAATTACTTCAGAATGATGAATTGCAAACTCAATGAAAGCACCAAATGCTGCGATACCAATAGAAATCCATCCTTTGATA